AGATTGTACATTGTTGGGGAAGAGATTTGAGCGGCGTTTCAGAGTTAACCGGGTTGACAAAATCCGGGACGAGATAAAAAGGAAAAAAACTGACCCCTTGCACGAAATCCTCTGAGAATCATAATGATGATCAAAATGGTTTGTAGCTAAGAAGATTATTTCGAAAAGAATTTTGTAGAGAGAGAGAGAGAGAGAGAAGGTGCGCCGATAAAACGAGAGTCATAGGGGGATAAAAATGGATCAGATTAGCACACAGAAAATGCTATTGCAAAAGGAAAATGATGGAGGAACAACTACGTGAATTAGAAATACAATATTTTGGACGGCCTGTGGGTGGTTATTATGTAACAGGATTAAAGCCAGAAGGCATACGACAGTTGTTAGCGAAAGGAAAGAGACCGGGGGATAGTGATGGAAACAAATAAGAAAGAGGAGCACCACATAAAGAGAGGGGTTAATTGGAGACCCCCAAACACGGAGTACAAGAAACTACAAAAGAAATTATCTAGGTTAGAGAAAGAGTACAACGAAGTGGCTCCTTTTGGAATTAAGGTGCGGTCAGAGAGGATTGTTAAAAAAGCTAAATCAGTCATGAAACGAATGGGGGAACTTGCGAGATAAATAACAGTGATGTTGTCCTCAAAAGAAAATGAAACTCGGCAAAAAGAAATAGACAAGATAGTGAGAGAGAAAATGACAACTAAATTAACAATGCATGGACATGCGGGAAAGATTAACAAAGATAAACTCATAGAACTCCTAGGTCTAGTCAAATCAAATGGAAAGAAGTGGACTCAATCAGAAATTGCCTGCGAATTAGGAGTATCCCGTCCTGCCATAACTGCGGCTGTTAAAAAGATTCCTAAAGCATTGATCGCTAAAAGGAACACTGAGGGCTTTAGAGTTGCTCGTGCCGATCTTTTCGCAGATTTTCAAAAATTAATCTTAGATTATATGACCCCAAAGAAGCTAGCCAATTCATCTATCCAGCAGTTGGGAAATTTATTTAAGATTTTTTATGAGAAGGAGAAACTAGAATTGGGATTAGCTACCGAACACATTGCTGTTATTCACAAGAGTAACATAGATTCCGCTACAGCGAAGAAGATACAAGAGGCTGTTGAATTAGCTACGAAGAAGATGCTTGCAGAAGCTAGACAGGAGAGTTTAGAACTAGCTCAAGGCAGGGAGTTGATACATGTTAATTAGCCTCATCGTCTAACGGCTAAGACAGCAGGTTTTGAACCTGCAAATTTCAGTTCAACTCTGAATGAGGTTTCCAACCAAATTGAGTGGGTAGAGGTGTTGCCCGAAATGATCTTTGAATCTGGTGCGAAGCCGGATAACAAATAAAATTTTAATCGGGAGATAACAAAGCGTTTAGGTGATAGCAAACGAAAGAAACTCCCCTAATTTTTATACGAAAAGGAAAAATATTATTATGACAACTCAACTTCCGCATTTACGTAAAGATAGAATCACAACATACAAACAAATAACAATACCAGAATTTGATTATTATATTGAAGCAGGCCGAGCATTTCATGCAATGGATAGCACAGGAAACATTGGTGGTGAAGGTGCGCCAGTGGACACAATTGAAATATATTTTACAACTCCAGCAGTTACATCTAAAGAAATCGTAGCTTCTTTTGGTGGTTTTTGTTCCACTGCTGCTGCTGTAGTAGTTTTAAGAGAAGCGTACACAGCAGGAGGTGGGGCATCTGGAGATGCAAAAGTTCCTTTAAACATGAACAGAACTTCAGCTAATACTAGTACGCTAGCGTCAACAATGAAATATCAAGCAGATGCAATAACATCAGGAGCGGCATCTGTTGTTTTATGGACAGAAATTATTGCTGCTGGTAGTCGTGCAGTTAGTGAAGATCATTTTTGGATTTTAGCACCATCAACTACATACGGATTTAGTCTCTACCTTGCGGCAGCAGGAGTTGCAAATATTGAGATGCATTGGGTGGAGAGATAATATTAAAATGGAATTCAAACAGGAAGATAGAGATATGCTGAAGGCCCATGATTTGAAGTTACAATCTCTTTGTAAAAAAACAGATATTATTCAAGGTGACATTAAGAATGGGTTTGGGGAGGTTATGAAAGAACTATCTTCCCAAAAAGTAGACTGTGCTACTAACAGATTAGAACTAACTAAAGATAACAATGAAAAATTTGTTACTGCTAAAACATTTAAATTGGTTACAGGAATAGTAGTTGGAATAGGAGGATTAGCATTAGTATTAGTTAAGTATTTTACTTAAATATAGGAGATGTATATTATGTCTGGTAAGCGCAAACCAACAACAATGGATAGCTACTGTAAGAAAGAAGATTATATTGCAAGATTAGAGGCCGCAGGTGATGTATCTGGCAGAACTCAAGCTGAGGCCGATCAGGAAAATAAGATAAATCAGGTGTTTGATGTCGAAATTGAAGAGCCTAAAGATCAAAGTTTAACAGATAGATTCTGGAGATTATTTGATTAAGAAGGAGCATTTGATCATGAAAAAATTAATACCATGTTTGTTAACCATATTAATATTATTATTGTTTGTAGCAATAATACCTGTAACTAGTACAGAATTGATTTGTAAAGATCCTGTAGTTGTTTTGGTTGATGGCTTCACTACATATGATTTAGTGGAATTTATGAAAGCAACTTATCATTTAAAAGATGGAGATACTCTAAAAGTTATATCCATAGGTGGAGGTGGAGAAGCAATAACTTGTATGGCTATGATAAACCATTTTGAAGAATTAAAGACTCGTGGCGTTAATATAATAACTGAAATACAAGGAATGGCTTGTTCAGCCAATGCTTTTATTTGGTTAGCAGGTAGTGAGAGAGTCGTTCATAGACATGATTTAGTTATGTTTCATTTAGGTTCTGTACGAGATGCATATGGAAACAAAGTGGATATAGAAGATTTAGAACCAGATAGACAAATGATTGTAAGACACATAAATCGTTATCTCAGATTTAAGTTAACGAGTATCATCAGAGATACAGAAATCGTAAACAATATGCTTCAAAAAGATATAGATAGTTGGTATACAGGATTACAATTATTTGAAGCTGGGGTAGCTACAAAAATGGTAGAGAATTAAAGGAATAAAATAACATGGGGGATACAAACGTAGCAATTGACAAACAAGCTGTTGTAGAGTATATGAAAGCTCTCGACTGTTTTACTTGGATTACTCAGAATGGTTTAGAACTAGGAGCCGGAGCTTGGAGATTATCAGGTCATGAGTATCAGGTAGACATGCTTCAAGAACGCCATCCGAGACAGTGCTTTATTAAAGGTGCTCAGATGGGAATTACTGAGTGTTTGGTGTTGAAGTCCCTTCATGGATTAGTATATGATAGATATAGACAAGGGGTTTTATATTTGTTCCCAACAAGAGATGATGTTGGTGACTTCAGTCAAACAAGATTTGATCCACTAATAGCATCTAACAATTTTATTGGTGAACACGTATTGGGTACTGACAGAAAGAATGTCAAGAAGATTGGTAGTCGTGGACATTTGTATCTTCGTGGTGCTCGTGCAACTAAATCAATTGGTAGTACGAAAAAGAGTTCGAGTTCTTTGAAGTCTATTCCTTGTGATAGGGTTGTATTTGATGAGATGGACGAGATCGAAAAGTCAATGGTTATATTGGCAGAAGAACGTGTATCCCATTCAGATATTAAAGATGATTACGGTACAGGAGAATTAGATTACCTAGGAACGCCAACCATCCCGGACTATGGCATAGATAAGTTATATCAAACTAGTGATCAGAGAGTTTGGATGATCAAGTGTCAAGGATGTGGAAAAGAAACTTGTTTAGAATTAGAGTTTCCTAATTGTTTACAGAGAGATTTAAATGGTAAGGTAACTAGGGTTTGCATACATTGTGGTAAAGAAATATATCCGGCGGACGGAAGATGGATAGCTCAGTATCCAGATCGTAGCAAGGAATTAGTTGGTTGGTGGATTAGTCAATTGAATTCAATCTACATGCCTCCAACAAGAATTCTCAATCTTTATGAAGATCCACCAAACGGAGATCTGAGTGAGGTGATGAATTCGAAGTTAGGAAAGGCATATATTCCAGCCGAGAATAGATTAGACCCTTCAGAAGTTTATGCATGTTGTCGTCAAGATGTTATGGCTTCAAAACATGAAGGCCCAACTTGTATGGGTGTTGATGTTGGTAAAGTGTTACACGTTGTTATAGCAGAAAGAAAAACGAGAGAAACTCTACGTGTTGTTAAAGTTTGTAGAGTAGGGAGTTTCAATGATCTACATGATTTGATTAGGGATTTTAATGTTAAATCGTGTGTGATAGATTTAAGACCAGAGATTAGAAAGGTTCGTGAGTTCCAAAGAACTGAAAGGGCGAGAGTTTATTCCTGTGAATATGTTGAAGCTAAAACGGGAATGATTCAGTGGGATGATCGAGACTTTAATATAAAATGTAATCGTACAGAAATTTGTGACGCAACCCATGAATTAGTTATGGGATATGCGAAGTTGCTCCTACCTAGAATGAATACTGAATTAGATGAATTTGTTAAAGAAGTTTGTAGTATGGCTAAAATTCTTGAAGAACGTCCTGATACAGGGCAATCAGTATTTAGATATAGGAAGTTGGGAGCAGACCATTATAGACACGCTTTAAATTATTGCTTGCTAGCAGCAGACAGATGTGGGTTGGTAGGTGATAGAGGTATTATAGGAAATTTTTTTAGTAAGAGGCGCAATAGAAATTTTATGACCGCCTAAACGAAATAGGGGAGCTACAATCGTGTAGCATCACTGGTTACGGGTGAGCAATTTAACGGTAAAATAAAGGAGATTCACGATGTCGGATTTTATTATTGTAATGGGGAGTGGACGAACTTATGGAATGAATTTTGATGAGATGATCAGATTCAAAAAGAAACGTAGCACTACTGGTAAACAGTATCCTATTTTTAAATTAGATAATGGATCTGAAATAGCGATTGATAGAGTGGAAGCTCTTGAAGTTGACGAATACGTAAAACCAGAACGTGTACAGCCGACTGTAACGGATGATTATGATCGGACTCTTGTCGATTGTATTGATGATAAGATGAATAAAATGGAAGAATCAAAACCTGATGCAGCAGCATTGAGGCGAGTAGAATTAGAAAAAAAGTTCATGGCTAAATCAAACTGTACACACAAGGATGTGTCCTTACATTTTCATGATACAAAGAAGGGCAAGCGATTTTTTCCCGTGTGTGACTTTTGTGGACACCGTGGTAGATATATAGGAACTACTAAACTGAGTGATGAAGAACAAGCTGAAGCTATAGAATATAATGAATCTCAAAAAGAAGTAGCAAGGATATAAAATGTTCGGTAGAATAACAAAACTAAAGAAATTAGAAAAAGCTAAAGAGATGTTTGCCGATGCATACAATGCAGATAATGCTTGGCAAGGAATAGCTTTAGAAGATTTTAATTTTCGAAACAACGAACAGTGGACTAAAGAAGAGATTGAAATATTAGAAGAAGAGCAGAGACCTGTCCTAACTTTTAACTTAATTAAATCTAGTATTGATTTGTTAATAGGGATGAGTGAAGATAGTAGCAAAGTATTTCGGGCTTCCCCTGTTGAAAAGACAGATGGGTTTCTTGCTGAAGTTTTAAATGATATAATCGAATGGGTTTATGATTCCAATAGTTTTGAAATTGAACAGGTAGGTGCATTAGAATCAGCAGCTATTTGTGGTAGGGGATACCTAGGGGTTGATTTTGTTCCAGATCCTAAACGATTTGGTGATATAAAAATGTCTCTTATAAATATACCCGTACATGAAATACATTTTGACCCATCTTCAAGACGAATTAATTTAGACGATGCTTCATATATCTGTTGGGATAAATGGTTATCTAGAGAAGATTTTAAAATTAGATACCCAAAGGTTACTGATGTTAAGATAGATCATTTGATTGAACACGGAATCAATGCTGTAGCAGATGGCTTATCCATGACGGGTAACAGTCCTATGGACGATATACCTAGTCAGGTAGTTTCCGATTCTTCAGACTACGAGCAACCATTAGATTTAAATTACTATGACAAAGTGAAAAACATGGTTAGAGTTGTTCACATGGAATATTGGGAGAATTATAAAAGATATTTTGGATATAATCCAGAGACAGATGATTTCGAAGAGTTTGATGGTAAAGATTTAAAACGAATCAAAGAAGAATTCGAAGCAGGATTTGGTGAGAAATTTACCTACGAAACTTTAATGGATAAGAAAGTTAAATGGTTGCAGTTTGTAGGAGATAGTATTCTTTATGATGATGATTCTCCTCTACCGTATCCGGGATTTTCTATTTGTAACATGATAGCTTACAGAGATCCTAGTGGTAGAACTAATAATCATTTTGGCGTAGTACGCCTGATGAAAGATCCGCAGAAAGAAGTTAACAAACGTTGGTCACAAACATTAAACCTTTTAAACAATCAAGTACAACCCGGAGTATATGCAGAGACAGATGCATTTGAAAATCAACCACAAGCTGAGTCATCTTTAAAGGAACCGGGATCTGTAACCTATGTTACTCCAGGAGCTATTAATGGTGGTAAATTTAAAGAGCGAACTGTCCCAGCATTTCCTAATGCTTCTATGCAGATGGAACAATACTCTCAAGATATACTAAAGAAGATTACTGGAATTAATCCAGACCTGTTAGGACAAGATAGGGGAAGACAGGAACCCGGAGTTGTTGTTAGATTACGACAGCAACAGGGATTGACTCTTTTGAAACCTTTGTTTAATCATTATAATATATTGAAGAAGGGTGTTTTTAAAAGAATGCTGGCAATAATCATGCAGTATATGCCAGATACACAAATAATGAGAATATTAGGACAGAATGATAGGTATCAAATAGATAAAAAATCAGGAATGGTTATTGATCAACAGCACAAACTTCAAGCTAATATCAGAGATATTCGTAACCTTGAATATAACATTAATGCTGATAGTACCAATGGTAGTCGTACTAACAGGATGTTCGAGCTAACTGCATTGATGGAAATGCAAGAGAAAGGTTTCATGGTTGATCCTATTGTTGTAATTGAGAAGATGGATCTTCCTGAATCTGATAAGGTTAGATGGATTAAATACATTGAACAACAACAAGAATCTCAATCTAAGCAGCAAGAACAGCAGGTACAGCAGGAAACTGCGTTTAAGGACAGAGAAATCTCCACTGATGAAACTAAGAACACAATCAAGTTTGTTACTGATATGCTCAAGATTCAGCAGATGGCTAACAAGGATGATAAGAAACAGGAGACAGATTTTGCGAAGCTGGGAGTGGAACAGAAGAAGATAGTGGGTGATTTTATGAAAACGATGATCACTACATTAGCACAACAGCAAAATAAAGAAAATTCCGGGGGGAGTGGAGATGGACAAACAAAAAAGTGAAAAGGATATAGCGAGAATAAAGAGGCAAGCTAAGATTAGAATAGAGAGTAAACGTAAACAAAAACAATTAGCAAAAGACTATGATAAGTTTATGAAGAAGAATAAAGGATGGCCTACAGCTAAAAAAGAACAGGTTGTGCAGAGAAAGATCAAGCACTATGAGTAAAATAGTATCAGAAACTAAATGTATGGGGTCTATTTTGGACAATCTTTTTTTATGAAGGGTAACATAAGGGGGAACTGATTATGAGTGCGTTAACACCTAAGAATGGAAAGTATAGAAACTCGTGGAAAATTTTTGGTAAACAATTATCAAACAAAGAAATGTGTAATAATTACAATAGGGGTTACGACAATATAAAATGGGGAGACCCTGATAAATTCATAGAAGAAAAACAAACTCTTGATGGACATTTAGTAATCAAGATTAAATAGTTTTCCACAAAGACTTCCCCCCTTTGTGGTTTGGGAGTGTGGGGCTAGTTCCAAAAAAGCCCTGCATTCTTAAAATATTGGGGGAGCAAACAGGGGAGTCACAGCAATGTGACAACGGGGTTACACCGATAAGGTAAAAAGGAGAAAGATAATGGGAGAAGAAAAAATTGTAGTTGAGAAAGAAGAGATTGATCCAATAGATGCTTTATTCAGTGATTTGGATAAGGATCTAGAAAAAGTTGAGGGTGACGAAAAAGATGGTGATGATGTTGATCCGAAACTAAAGAAAGACGCAGAACCTAGTGTCAAAGATTTAACGGATGAGTGGAATCGAGAGAGGCAAGGTTTGCTTCAGGCTGTTAAATCAGAAAAGAGTAAACGTCAAAATTTGAATTCTAAATTTGACAACCTAAGTTCAACGGTTAATAACATTCTTTTACAGAAACAAGCTAAAGAAAAAGTTGATGTAATACCAGATGAGATACCTGTTGAATTCACTGAAGATGGAGATGGCGCATTTATCAAAGGTGAAATAGTGGATGAACGCATATCACCACTGGAAAAAAAGGTGCAACGATTGGAAGCATTATTGCAAGACTCTAATAGTGCAAATACAATCGAGAGAAAGGCGAACGAAGAGATAGATACTATTGTAGGGGAGGACGAAAGGTTTGTCTCAATCTACAACACATACAAACCAGCTAGAAGATGGATCAACGATCAGGTAGTAGATTTTCAGAGGGATAATGATCTCAATGGAAACTTTACATCCGGGCAAGTTTTAGATCATGTGGTGACTCCAGAAATAGAGGCAGCATTTGCGAAGAAATTTCCTAACTCTGATATAGTTGATATTGTTACTGCTGGTGATTCACAGCGTCACTTTAGAGGAATGTTAACCAGAGCTGCTGATACCTTTGATGCTATAGAGAAAGATGTACCTTTAGTTAAAAAGGATACTAGTAAGTTCAAATCAATAATCAATAAGCCATCGGGCTTAGGTAGTGCAACGAATGCGAAAGGGTCAGACCTTTCAATGCAAGAGAAATTAAGCAAGATAGATGCTTCAGATATTATGGATCTATCAGATGATCAAGCTAAAGCTCTTGAAAAAGCGTTGCTGAAAGAAGAAGTTGCGGGTGGCGTAGAGTTTGAATAATAAAGGAGAACGATCATGGCAGTAACAGCTTTGGTTTACTAAAACTAGAAGCACTAAACAATTCTTATAGGAGGTAAGTATGGATAATGTTCAAAAGGCATACCTTGCCGGATTTTTGGATGCAGATGGTTGCATCTCAGTAAGTCGCCAAAAGCGCAACAAAACTAATGATAGATATTATTATCAAGGACAAATCACATTAGTTAATTCAAATAGAGAAGTTTTGGAGGTACTTAAAGAGTGGTGTGGATTTGGGAAAATTCATGAGTGTAAACCACAAAAATCTAATTGGAAAATCACATATCATTTGCGATTAAATTTTCAAAAGGGTGCAGAACTTTTAAAACAGATTATTCCTTATTTGATTATTAAACAGCCTCAAGCTAATTTGTATATTATTCTTCATGGTTTGAAGAAGGGTAATGTTGGGAAACATGATTTAGCGTATACTGATATAATGAAGGAGTATGCTAAAATTCATTATCAAATGAAAATGCTAAACAAAAGAGGTGTATAGATTATTTAGTTAAAAATCGGGTGAACTGCTGGAAACCTTACCGAGTAATGTCGGAGGCAATCAGCATCCAAGTCTAGTGAATGACATTAAAGTAGCTAGAAAGGTTCAGAGACTAACGGTTGAGGAGTCTACCAATAAGACCGACACGAGCGCCCGACACGAAAGTGATGATATAGTCCGATGCCCAGAGAAATCTGGGGAGAAAATCTTAAATGGTTTTCCATAACTACATGTGGTACAAATGATGCACAGACTGTAAAAGTGTGGGGCGCTTTAACATTGAGAGAAGCCCTTAAAGGTACATTAACATCTAAGTTTCTTGGTAAAGAAAAGACTTCTATAATTCAAAGATTGACTGATTTAGAGAAGAGTGCTGGGGATCAGATCAAATATGATCTGTTGATGCAAATGAAGGGTGCTGGTGTTACCGGAGATAATCGTATGCGTGATAACGAGGAAGCTCTGATATACTACCAAGACACCGTTAATATAGACCAGTTGAGAAATGCTCACTCGTTTAGACGTATGAGCCAGCAACGTACTATTCATGACATGCGGGCTGACGGTAAAACAAACCTTGCGGATTGGTTTGCTGACAAAATGGATGATTACATGTTTAGAGCATTGTGTGGTGATACTACACTGACACATGGGCAAACAGCAACAGCTCCTACTTCTGCTAATACAATTTGGTCAGGTGACGCTACTTCTCAGGCCACCGTGTCTAATGATGATCAGATTACATTGGCTGATATGGATTACTGTAAGGAAAAAGCTGTAACTCTTACTCCTCCGATTCGACCTACAATGGTTGACGGTAAGGAATATTATGTTGTAGTCTTGCATCCTTATTCAGTAACAGATTTGAGATTGGATGTTGCAAATAGTGCTTATACCGATTGGCCTACAATTCAGATGTATGCTAATAAACGTGGCGAAAACAATCCTATTTTCACAGGTGCGTTGGGTGTCTACAACGGTATGATAATCTATGATAGTACTCGTATTCACAGTCCTGCTTCTACCGTATACAACAACCTGTTCCTTGGTGCTCAGGCTGGTGTGTTTGCTCTTGGAAATGCGTATGATAGTATTGAAAAGAGTAGGGTAGGAAAAGACAATATGATGAGCTGGTACGAAGAGATAGATGATTATGGTAATGAGAAGGGAATCGCAGTTGGTTCTATCTTTGGTGTTAATAAGTCCGTCTTTAATTCTAAAGACTATGGTCTTATAACAATTCAGAGTTATGGACTTGCTCATTCTTAATCGGTAAATTGGGGGAAATTTTGTATATAACATTATGGTGGAGCTATAGAACTTTCAACGTAAAGGAGTTCTGCTCCATCATAATTAACAAAAGGGATCGTAACCCTGATTTAAGGAGATTTAATAATGGCTGCTTTAACAGTAAAATTTACAAGTGTAAATGCGGTAAAAGATTTAACAGATACAGATACTAATCCCGATGCTGCTCCGACAGCAACTCCCCGACAAGGTGGGTTTGTTTTGAGGAATAGAATTAATTTTGATAATATAGCTGCTGCTGATAAGAGCATGTGGATTATAGATGATGTGACACTTAATGATGATGCTGTAAATATGTTTAGGGTTCTTGAAGTTCCTGAACGTACTTATGTATCGAAGGTAAAAATTTTCGGTGTCAAAGATGAAACACCTCCACAACTACGTTTTGCGGGAGCTAAAGGTTCTAGTAACTCTAGTTTAACAGCTAGTGATATGGATGCTGCTGCTCTTTGTTTTGGTGCATACAGGAATAAGAAACCTACTAGTGATGCTTCTTATGCTGCTGCATCTCATTTGGTTATGATAACAACAGTAAACGGTGAGGCTCATGATGGTGCGGGCGCTGTTGCTGGATCTGTATTTGGTCAAATGATGCTTAATACTGTAGCATCTGATGCTAACTGGAGTTCTAATGCAAACATTCAACTCGTGGATGCATTTACAAAAATTGATTCCAGTATTGGTTCACCGGCAGAGCCTATGAATACGGCTAAGAAAGTTAACCAACCAGCATCTACAGATGCGGAAGATCCGATTGGTGAGTACTTTCCTTATGGTGGGTATGTAACTACATTTCTAGGGCCGTGGAATACTAATTTGAGTTCTAGTGTTGCGTCTGGTAAATCTGCTGCTTTCTTCTCATCTCCATCTGTGGCAACTCTGTCACTGCATGGTACGTGGGAAATTCAGGCTGATTGTCAGTATGTACCTGAGTAAATATTAATTTAAGGGGAGAAGGAGTGTTCCTTGATTGGAAGCCTTCTCCTCCAACAAATAGGGGGAATTGTAAATGGTATTAGAATTTGCAAAACATGAATATATTGATGTAGATGATATTAAAGCATTGAGATGGATGGAAGAGCAAAAAGCTGGAGTTGTAGTTTTAACTGGAGAGAAAGTAGTTGTGCGTGAAAGAGATCGGTTTGATGTAATTGAACGTGCATATATTTATCAGAATAAAAGTTATATGTTTGATGATAAACTCAAAAAAATTAGATGGGTAAAGGGGGAAAAGTAAAATGGCTTTTAGACAATCAGATGCAATGATTTATAAAACAATGAATTATGATGGTGTGTTAAAGGATATGGTAACAGATGATGTTACTAGAGTATTATCTCCTTTAATGGGCAAAGGGTATTATTGGTGTCCTGAAACACAAACTTTGAAAACTGCTGGGCCAAAAACTATTGGATTAGAAACTCCTTGGTGTCATGCAAGAGGGACTCACACCAAGAACTGCTTGTTCGACCACCATCTAGCTTTTAATCTTTATGGAATAATTCCACCTCGTTGTTTAGAATGCTGGAAGGTTGTAGCCACCCCAAATAATTTTGCACAGTTAATGCAATTAGAAAGGATACAACAACAATTACCGTATCCGTGTAAGTGTGGCATTGAGTTAAGAGATTACACTTCTAAACATTATGGATCATATTTTTATAATGATAGTTTTGATGAGGGAAGAGAAAAATATGATATAGTTAGAAAACTTTGTGATGAAGAACTTGAAGGTGGGAAAGATATGGCTGTTATACTCAAACGTGGGTGTACTGAGTTTGAAATGGTCAAAGGCCCGTCTCCATTTTGGCATATGACAAAGGAAGATGAGCGAGTATATGAAATACTAACTGCCTATGTTTATAATGACAGAAATAATTCTATGCAACCTGAGTTAGCAAAAAAGCATGTTAGAGTTGTTTGGGCTTTATGGGCGCA